AATTGCATATTGTTCTTTTAACCAATCATAGTCATTAATTTTACTTAATGCGTCTATATCACCTTTATGTTGTATACCATATTTGCGTCCTGCAATAGCACCTGCTATAGCATCTTTTCCATACAATCTATCGTCGCCTATTGTACACCAAATATCTAATCTTTTTTCTGTGTCCGGATGTTGATTTTTTATTACACTACTCGATAGTTTAACACATTCTCGAAATCCGCTTTTCCATGTATTAAAAGGATCTGTATTAAATGCAGTTATGTTACTAACTTCTGGCATTGGTATAAAATGTTTAACTACAGATGTTGTAAAGTCTACATTCCATTTAGTTGCATTTTTTAATCCTTTAGTAGGAAATAATTTAACACCGCCATAGCCATATACTAAATCATTAATGGGATTTAATGCTCGCCAAGTATGGACACAGTTTGTTTTTAAAACGTTTCTATATGTTTTATCAAATTCGGTTAACTGATAATCAAATTCAAAATCTTCTACTAGTAGAGCATCAGCATCAACTACATAAAACATTTTTGTTTTACTTAATTCAGCCGCACGTTTATGTGCATTAAAAATACCTTTGACATTGTCTACTCTTTTTGCAAGAGGTGCTTTATCTAACAATGCTTCGAAGTTTTCGTCAGCATATTGCTCGTGGTAACTTATAAAAAATACGTCAAACATTTCCTAAAAAAATTCCTATAAACCATATCCCAAAAATAGCAACCCAACTCCACCACCAACGTTTCCATATATGTAGTTCTTGTTTAAGTGTTGCTCTAACTACATCTCGCGGATCACTCATGTTTTGACCATTCATCAAATATAATTTTTAATCTATCATCAACTTCGGCTATATTTTGATTTCGTATACGATCATATGTGCGTGTACGTTCTACAAACTTTTTTTGCAAATCTATATTATCATTTGCAGGTAAAGATAAATCATGTAATATATTATTAATACGTGTTCGTTCCATATCGAATTCACTTACATTCCATTTATTACATACATCTTCTATATCTTTTTTAACTTGCATTTTATATTCAAATGGTAATAACCGAGCATCAAAACAATCCGGATGTTCTACCATATTAAATGTTAATATTTGATCATATGCAAATTCTTCGATTTGAGTTTTTTTCCAATAATCTATTATATTAGCAATTTCAAATATATTATATAATTGTACTGTCATTAATATATTAGTTTGTGCGCGATATTGCCTACCGTGATGTATTAATTCTTTAGTATAGTCTTCAAAATTTTGTGCTACTTCCTTAATAGTACTAGGAAAACGAATATAATCATGTGCCGGACCGGTACCATCGATGGAAACATTTAATATTAATTCTCTAAATTGTGTTAACATATTAAAAACTTTTCCGCGCCGGCGAGTACCGTTTGTTGTTAAATCTAATATTATTTTTTTGCTTATTCCTGTATCTACACAATGTTTTAATAGTTTTATAACATGAGGCATAAACAAAGGCTCTCCACCTACTATTTTAAGTATTCTTATATTAGGTAATAAATCTTCTACTTCACTATATGTATCTTTATCTTCTATCCAATCATAGTCTTCCCACGTCTGTTTAGTACCAAATGTTTCTACATTTATGCCATAGAATGGAGTGTTTATTTCTATAGGATGTTCTATACAATCGTCTCCTATTGCACTACTTGATCCTGGATAACACATTCTACATTTAAGATTACAAAAATTGCCAGGACGTAAATCTGCTATAATAGGAGTACCAAGACTGTTTCCTTTTTCTATATCTAACGTCATATCGGGATACTTCATTTTTACTATATCCCCATATCCTTTATTAAATGTTGCTCTATCTGATCCGCCCCCAGTGGCATCGGCCCTCCAACATTTCCGACATACTGGAATTTTTTCACCATTGAGCATTCGACGCCTAGCATCTTGATATCGTTCACCGGACCAAAGTTCTTTTAAACCCCCTGCGCCTTTAACATTCATTGCTATTGGATTATTCCATTCTGCCATACAACACAAATGTACTTTCCCTTCGGGACCGACATGCGTATGTATAAATGGTAAAATACAAAATGCCGGATTATCTTTTTGATCTTCGAATTTCATATTATAATCTCACAAAAAAATACGTCAAACATTTTTTATCTTATCTTTGCGCCACTGGCCGTGAGTATTTTCCATCTTATCTTTGCGCCAAGGGGGTTGTGGGATACCCGCACATGTATCCCAATACTCTTTTAATTCTGGAAATGTTTCGAGAAAATTTTGTTTTCTAACTCTATCTAATGTTTCAGTTACGTATATAAAATTTTGTGCAATTTTTATTCTATTATCATGATCTCCTATATCTACATTTAAATAATTTGTAATACCGGAAAAACTATTACGATAATATTCGATAGTTCTTTCCCCGTATCCTTTATTTTCTAGATCTAATAGAAATTCTGCAAACGATTCGCGAACTTGCATTTTTAAATTTCTTGGTAACATCGCTAAATGATACGTTAACGGATCTAATAAAATATTACTCATATATATTTGCCAACATTCAAGTCCCAGATCCATCATATAACTAATAAAATCCGGTATGTGTAATACATTTAAAAGACTAATAACCGGAGTTACTTTAAATTCGATATGCTTATTTTCTAACATTGTTTTTAAATTAGCATCTACTCGCGACCAATTGGTGCCACGTCTTATATATTCTGCTCTTGGTCCTATTGCATCTATACTTGCCCATACTTCTATCCTATTAAATTTATCCCACATTTCTACTAAATCATAATTTTTATATTGTAAATGTAATAGATTAGTATTATAACTTATTGTTACATCAAATCTTTCATGCTCTATTAGTTTATTAAGAATATAATAATGCATGTCATTAATTAGGGGTTCACCACCAGCAAAATATACGTGAAGAACTTTATCTACATCGCGATCGATAATATCATGAATTTCCTGTAATTGTTTACCGGCCGACTCTACTAATCCATTATTATCAGGATACAGATATAGACCCCATATGGCTTTTGAATCTTCGTGCCATTTACTACTTAATTCGGGCCCACATGTTCTACATGTCATATTACATAAATTAGAATTTCTAAAATCCCAATAATATAAATGAAAATCATCAATTTTATAATCATTTTCTAATGCACTACGTACTGCATTTATTGTATCTTCAGTATAATATTGTGCATTGCGATATAATCTAAAACTGCTTATACCTTCGTCTTCACGTTGAAAACATCTACGACAATTAGTAGGTATTTCACCTTCTACTAATTGTTTTCTTAATGTCCTTATTTCATCATTGTTCCATATATCTTGTAAACTGGCTTCATTCATATTGCCAATTGGATGTTTAGAATCATATACACAACAAGGAAATACTTGTCCGCTAGGCCATGTATGTAGATGCATAAATGGTAATAGACACATAGTACTTGTCTTGGCTTCTCCTAAAGTAACTGGTATGTTAATGCTTTTATCTTTAATCATTCTATTTCAACTCTGAATGTATCATCTCCAGGCCATAACGGCAATTTTGTTCCTGCTTTACGTTTAGGTATTTTACTATCTGCAGAACTTACACAACTATCACTAACACAAGGCATGGGTTTATCAAATAATTTAAAATCTTCAAATATATATCCCAACGGTTTATCCTCGCAACTATAACTACGTTTTATACTTCCGTCTGGTTCACGTATTATAATACTCCTATACCCGCTCGAACATTCCCATCCTATAAACTTATTAAAATTAAAGGCATTAAAACGTTCTGATTCGTCCATGTACCAAAATTTTCCTTTGTCATCGACAAATTCTATATTAATTTCTTGAGGTACAGTACTATCATCTTTCATTACTCGTGAAATATCTGATTCACTATATTGCCATTGTTCTGCACTTGTACTAGTATTATGAGGTCTTTCGATTTGTTTTTTAAAATGTGTAAATGTTCGTTTAGGCATACCATTGTGTAATTGTTCTAACATTTCATCATCATAACCAGATACAATATAATTAGCATGGTGACCACTCTGTGGTTTTAATGTTACATTAATGCCGCGCTCATGGAAATACATACATTCCTCGTATATTTTCCAAAACCATTTAGGTACCATTACACAATTAATTGTTACGTTTATATCCCATTCCTGACATAATTCTAATTTATCTGCTAATGCTATTCTCTTATCAATTGCTGAAACATATTCGCGATGATAACTGCATGTAAGTGCCGCGGAATTAACAGTTTGTATAGTACGAACATATTTGTTAAACCATTTCATATTGCGCGAACAATTTGAAGTCATATGTACATTGGTGTTGTTTGTATTAGGCATATCATCTGCTAAATGTTTTAAAATAGTTAGATAGCCAGGGTGGAGAGTAGGCTCACCCCCACTAAAACTAAAATGAAAAGAATTAAATCCCCTTTCACGTGCTTGTTTCTTTATACTGTCTATAGTTCGTAAATAAAGATCTGTATCTCTAAAATCTTTAGTATCTGATCTACCATGCGCCCAACAATAGGAACATTTATAATTACAGAATCGATTAATAA